CAGGTGGAATGGCCTTAGTTTTAATAGATTATGGACTAACAAGTGATGTATACGAATCATATTACAAATAATATATAAAATGGCAAAACAAATTTCATATGCAATAAGGGATTTTGCCAGTCTTCGAGATGACTTGGTTAAATTGACGCAACAATACTATCCTGATTTAATTTCCAATTTTAACGATGCATCGATCTATTCGGTTTTATTGGATTTAAACGCAGCTGTTGCAGATAACCTACATTTCCATATTGATAGAGTATGGCAAGAAACAATGTTAGATTTTGCCCAGCAAAGACAATCATTATTTCATATCGCTAAAACATATGGTATTAAATTACCTGGTCTCAGGCCATCCGTTGCTTTATGTGACTTCAGTATAAATGTTCCAGTTAACGGAGATAAAGATGATGAAAGATATGAGGGAATATTAAAAGCTGGGTCTCAAGTCTCGGGCGGCGGACAGGTTTTTGAAATTATTGAAGATGTAGATTTTTCAAATCCTTTTAATAGCAAAGGAGAATCTAATAGATTAAAAATACCAAATTTCAACACAAATAAAAAGCTGGTATCTTATACAATAACAAAAAGAGAAGCCGTTGTTAATGGCACAACAAGAATATATAGAAAAGTTGTTACCGATATAGATCAAAAACCATTTTTAAAATTATATCTCCCAGAAAAAAATGTTTTAGGAGTATCTGCGGTTATTCATAAAGACGGTACAAGTTATGGATCAAATCCAACATCAGATGAATTTATATCTTCACCAAATAAGTGGTATGAAGTTAAATCATTGATTGAGGATAAAGTTTTTATTGAAAATCCGACATCAGCATCTGATAGCGATAATTTCAAAGCTGGGGATTATGTTAAAGTCAGTAATAAATTTTGTACGGAATATATGCCCGAAGGTTATTTTTTATTGACTTTTGGTTCTGGCAATGTTGACCCAATGGATAATTTGGACAATTATATGAATGGAACAATGAAAGTCAGTCTCGCAACATTTTTAAATAATATGTCGCTAGGCAACATTCCAAAATCAAATACAACATTATTTGTCAAATATAGAATTGGTGGAGGTAAAAACACAAATATTGGCGTTAATGTTATAACAACTATGGATTCATATGATTTTGCGGTAAATGGGCCAAACGCGTCAATAAATAGTCAAGTGAATCAATCAATGAGAGTAACAAATGTTACGCCAGCAATTGGAGGAGCGGACGCTCCAACAATTGAGGAGATAAGAAATATGATAGCTTATAATTTTGCCGCTCAAAATAGAGCCGTAACATTAAATGATTATAAGTCAATGATTGAAACTATGCCTTCAACTTACGGGGCCCCTGCAAAAGTTAATGTAATGGAAGAAGATAATAAGGTTAGAATTAAATTATTATCATATGATGAAAATGGTAATTTAATTGATACCGTTTCAAATACATTGAAAGATAATGTGTTAAATTACTTATCTAATTACAGAATGTTAAATGACTATCTGGATATACAAAGCGGTGAAGTAATAGATATGGGGCTAGAAGTTGATTTGGTGGTTAATAAAAACGAAAATTCAACTGATATTATAAAATCAGCTATTGAACAGATAATATCATTTTTTGACGTTAGTAAAAGAAAAATGGGAGATCCATTATTAGTTGGTGATTTAAAAAGAGAAATTGGTAATGTTGCTGGCGTTGTGAATGTTGTGGATGTTAGAGTTTTTAATAAAATAGGCGGAAATTATTCATCATCACAAGTATCTCAGTCATATGTAAGTAATGAAACTAAAGAAATTTTACAATCCGATAGCACAATCTATATGAAGTCAAATCAAATATTTCAAATTAGATTTCCATCATTAGATATAAAAGTAAGGACAAAAAATCTTGCTTCGACTACATATTAATTTGTTTTTTATGTATTTTATAGAAAACTGAGAAGTTTCTATTTATATATAAGATGATACAAAAGCACAGAATATATACGAATATTGGAAAAGATCAAAAAATTAATGTGGAAATTTTAAACACATATGATTTGATGGAAATTTTGTCGCTTAAATTCTCGCAAAAAGATATTTTTCCATCAGGAAGTTGTTCAGAATATGGTGTTGTTGTTGGTCGTATATCCGCCAATAATGGATTTGGTATTCCAAACGCTAAGATTTCAATTTTTGTTCCGCAAACCGATCTGGATGTAAATGATCCAGTCATTTCAAAATTATACCCATATACAACTGTAAGTGATAAAGACGAAAATGGATATCGTTATAATTTATTACCAGCAAGACAACAACATTCAGGACACGTGCCAACAGGAACATTTTTTGATCAGGAAGATATTCTAACAAGAGAAGAGGTTCTTGAAGTATTTGAAAGTTATTACAAATATACAGTTAAAACAAATAGCGCTGGCGATTATATGATATGGGGGGTTCCAATTGGATCTCAAATTTTACATATTGATATTGATCTTTCAGATATTGGATGTTTTTCACTTAGGCCATATGATTTTCTTAGAAAAGGCGTTGGAATAGATGAATTTGAAAGATATTATGCATTTAAATCGAGTTCTGACATTGATGGATTACCGCAAATAGTTTCATATGACCAGACAGTTAATGTTTATCCATTCTGGGGTAATGAAGAATTGTGTGAAATAGGAATAACAAGATCAGACTTTGACTTATCAAGTTTAGGTATTAAGATAGAACCAATATCATTAATTTTATTATCATCTGTAACCGATGATAATAGTGACGCAGTTAAAAGAAATGGAAAAATAAGAAAAAATACTGGTTATAAATGTAATTTACAAACATCAACTGGAAAAGTAGAATGTGTTCGTTATACAGGAAAAAAAGTTTTAGCATCTGACGGCATTACAAAATATCCCGAACTGGAATATCTTAATATTACTGAAGTTATCGATCAAGATGGCATTATGATGGGTATTTTACCAATGAATTTGGATTATTATTATACAAATGAATTTGGCGAAATAGAAGTAACAAATGATACGAATAAAGGAATAGCAACATCAGTTGTTGCCAGATTTAGATTTAGTCTAGATTTTGATGGCCGTAAAACAACTGCAGCAAAATATTTAGTACCAAATATTAGAGAATTTAATCCAAATTCTGATGGAACTTCTCATGGACATTCAGATAATATTGAGTATAACGATGGAATGTTGGCAACATATCAATTCTCAGATGTATTTGAGGATTATATAACAATAATTCCCCCAATAACAGGATTAACTAGTTCCACAAATTATGGAATGGCCGAAAAAGCCAATAAAGCCGATTTAATGTTAGGTACGAATAATGATAATATACCTGAAGATTATTTTTATAAATTTATTTATGGTAAAGTTTATGCCGTTTCATCTTTTCAAGGTTCACATTTTGAGGGTACTAGACGAGATGCGTTTCTGGGAATTAAGCAAATAAGGCCGACAGCCGATGAAGATTGTACTTCTAAGGCAAATTATTTTCCAACAAATTTTGGATATAGAAATAGAACAAAATTCTCATTAATAATAAGTCAAGTATTATTGTTTATTCAATATATTTTTGCTGTTATTAATGTAAAAGTTGCTGAATTAATAGGAAAGTTTCTTTATACTGTATCTAGATTTTTTTATAATCTTGTTATTTGGAAATGGAGACCTTTTAGAGGGCTTTCGCAACGATTAGAAGACTTAGCATATAGAATTCAAGATAGATTTACGCAACAACTCCCGCTAACAATTTATCCTGATTGTGAGGAATGCACAACAACGGATGATGCAGTAATATCGGACACATCATTTGCAGATACATATTGTAGAGTTGCTGAAGTTAAATTTAAAATAGAGCCTATAGAAGTTGATTATGAGTGGATTACATTGACGATGGGCGTTCGTCTTGTTAGTAATAGTAGCGCCGATATGCGTAATTTATCAACTGATCCAAGTTTTTTTAGCGGTGGGACGACAAACAATATATTTGATGGTGAATATGCAAGGGATGAGGAGGGTTTGTGCTCGGGATCAACTATTATAACATACTCATCCGCAAGTCCGCAATTGGATGATTTACACACTTATGCCACAGTTATTGAGGGCGAAGGCAGCGGGCCGAGATATGTCGCTGAAGGATATGGATGGATTACACCAGAGGGAGATCCACAAACCACTAATGTAAGTGAATTTATGGTATTCTTTTTAGAGGATATTCAATTTGACGATATTATAATTACCAATAATGGAGCAAATAAAGAAATAGTTTTCAGTCTCGAAAAATTTAATGAGTTAACAGGCATAGATTATGGAGTCAATAATACTGAAAATCCAATTATTGATACTGATTCTTATATTGTTTTAAGAATTTATGACAGAGGAATCTTAAAAGAGGCCCAAGTAACGGGTTCGACAGTATATAATATTGAAGAAGGATGTGACAAATATGATAAAACATATAATGAAGGCATAGTATACGCATATCTATGGGCAACAGGACAGACATATGAAAATTCATATCAACCTGTTACTCCGCCAAAAACATTACCAGCAACATATACTCCAGATTGTCCTGGATTTATGGAATCAAAAACACAGCCGGCATATCCATATATTTATTTATTGGCCACAATTATTGCTAAACCAGTAGGCGTTTTAAGAATGCCGTATAGAAAAAATTTTAGTAAAATTGGAAGAGCAATATACGATAGAAAAACCAAATCTGGATATTCCGAGTTTAGAGATGGCATATTTACTATAATTCCAGTAATAAGAGGTAAGAGTAACAACTTTATAGCAATACAGGAATGGTATAGACGAAAAAGGGTTGGTTTATTTTTCTGTGGCGGCGTTCTTAATTACTCATTTATCGATAATTGGTTGAATGGAATATTATACTTTTTTAAATTCGATAAAAGGGTACGATGGGATAATGAAGGAGAATATGATTTAAATCAACGACGCACAAGATATCCAAGAGAACTTGTGTTTTATAACATACTAGACAAGAATTTTTATTATCGATGTACGCCATATAATTTGTCGTCAGGATTTATTGGCCAATTTTATAAAGATGAAACTGTGGAAATTCTACATCCAACAACATTTTATGATGTTGGAGTTAGGGATGAGTTTTTATCCGAAATATGTTACGATCCAATGGTAGATCCAGCATGTTCTGTAATTAGAGATATTGGACCAACATCATATCAAGATGCCGCAAATATTATTGAATATGCAATAAATTATAGAATGGATATTACCAGTTCTAAATTTGACGTTGATGATTTTTTTACTGGACAACCCGTTACCCAAATTAAAACTAGAATAAAGGTTTTGGATGGAGATATTACGCAGTTAATGTCTATCAATTGTGAAGCTGGTATCGAAGCGTTTGATTTGGATGGACCGCATTATAATATGTATAACGGAGAATTGATGGATCCAGAAGATCCTCGATTTGGAATATATTTTAAAAATAGTTCTAATGAATTCGCACCCATATCAATAGATTTAAAATTAGATCCTAACGGAGCGCTTATAAGGTCATGTTTAAATAATAGGTTAGGCGATTATTCTCAAGTGGTGCCATTTTATTTATGGAATAAACAACAAGAAGGATTTGGTAGATATGGTGATTATTCGGATAGTCAAACATGGGATAAATCAGCCGTTGCGTCTATGAAATTTCAAAGATTATTTTCAATAAGTGGAGTAACGGCAACTAGTACAAATTATTTAATGCCAGATGGCGAAGAAGAATATTTGTTAAAGCCAATGACGATTACACATAATACTTTTGCTTTTACTGGGGATACAGAAGATATGTTAGAAAGATTTGAAGTAATTAGTTATGAGACTCCAAACATATCCGAGAATGGTGCATTAGAATATATTGAAGGTGACTTATGGCTATATGTTCCACCTACAAGCGGCACAACTAAAGATCCGCAAGGCGGCATTATATATGTTGTGGTTAATAAAACTTGGGTAGAACAGCCAGATCCATATATAGATGGATATAGAGAGATGTTTATACCACAAACAGCATTAAATTATTATGGAGAATTAAATAACGCTAAACAGGTTTTATCGACTCCATTTTTATTTTATTTTGGATTAAGGCCAGAAAAAACGGCGTTAGATTTATTGATAAAATATTTTGGACCTAAAGGCGCATTTACGACGCCAACCCCAATTCCATTAACAGAGATAACGCCAATACCAACGCCGTCTCTAAGCCCAAGCGTAACCCCAAGCATTAGTTTAACGCCAGGATTATCACCGTCGCCAACTAGAACACCAACGCCAACGCCATCAGCGTTCTTGGGTTATCCAACAATATACACCTCGAATCAATCATACGATAACTTATATAGAATTGAAGATGTGTCAGTTGTGTCCACATCACTTAGTTTACCTGGGCTTCCATACGTTGCGGGTGGTAATGGATCCACACAATCCCCATACGGAACTGGATCATATACTATGTTAATTACAATTCTTGGATCAGGATCAATACCATCTTATCTACATATTAGAGATAGTAATGGCGTGGATCATTGTCGACCAGTGCCGCCTTATGGTGGTATGTTGCATATGGGATATGATGATCCCATAGTAATGAATACTTCAGTAGATGTTTATGTGGAACTTAATAATTTTGAATGCTAATATGGAAAAGAAACAAATAATATTACCTAAATTAAGATATGAAAACGCGCCTGATGTAGATAGTCAGATACGTGTTGGATTTGAAGAAGAAAAGTCATTGTTAAGAACAGATGATAGGGATATTGTTTTAAACTTATCAGAACAGTTTGCAAATGAAAGATCCAATTGTAAGAGATATAAATTTTACGGAAAAATGAAAATGATTTTTAGAAATTTATATTTTGGAATGAGTGATTATGATTATATAAAAGAGAGATTATATATATTGGGCAATGGAACTGATGGTGATTTTCGTGGTTATTTACCATATGATGAATTCGCATTTTTAAGAAATGACATTTATCGTGAAACTACCGAGCAAATCTCGGTAGATTCTTTAGATACGTTTTCTGGATTTACACTTACCACATCTGGATCAACGACACATCAAATAATTACTGCTTTTAATGCCCCATATTTTAATTGGAATCTTTATTTAAGCTATATATATGCTCATACCGAAACATTTCCAATGAAATATACTTTAACGGGAGCGACAAAAACTGAAGGAGACAATTTATTAACTTTTGTTAGCGGGGATGGAATACCATTCAGAGTTCAAACAGGATCAACCGAATATACGCTTACCAGTCCTGTTCATCACGGAATTAGTCAAGGGGAATATGTTATAATAAATTCAGTTCCGTATTACGTTAATTCTATTGGCAATGAGATATATAATTCTGAAAATCATGTTATTAAAATATCCAAATCTCAATTAAGTGGTGGGACTTTAAATGCGTTAGTTGTGGGTAAAAGATGTACTGACATTAATGATATTGATAAATCTAAATCACAATATTATGTTCATCAGCATAAATTATTAACATCACCAGATGATTATGTTATAGATAAAGTTGGATTTGAATCTCCGATATGGCAAGATGAGAAAAAATTGTTATTTGAAAACAGCGCGGGAGTTAATGATTATATTGCCGAGAAAAATAGAATGGAAGCCGTATTGTTTGATTTTAAAGAACCATTCATATTAACAGGAATAACGAATAATTTAGGTTATACTCCGACTGATTTATATGCAACTATAATTTTCAGAAATGGCAATGGAATGTTTGATTATCCGCCAAAAGTTGGATATTCATTTCATTTTCATGATTTATGGATTGATGAACATTTTAGTGGCACAACATCAAATGAAATGGCATTATCGGGCGATACATTCATTATAAGCGGAATTACTTTCACATCAGGAAGAACAATGAATGTGGGCGATAGTTTATATGGGGCATTTGTTGAATATAATTCCAAGGAAATGAAAGAAAGAATAATTTCAGAGGCGTTCCATAAAATAATAACAAATATAAATGTTTTTAATCATGGGCAAACTACAAGTAGCACATATTCTGGTGTGACTGCTGACAATCCCGTTGGATTATATTATCAACCTCATTATAGATATAAAATGAGAGAGTTATCTCCATATACTGAAACATCAAGTACCGATAAGGTAGACAACTTGCCTGAAAACGCGATATATTTTTCTAATGAAAAATTGTGGAGATGGAGGGATTTATATGATGATGGATATATTGATACAGATGGATATGGTACAGATTACCCATATTTAAATGATATACATTATATTCATAAAGATATTAATTTCTATTTGAGGAATGAACAAGTATATACAAACAAAAAAGATGAAATTACCAGTTTTTACATAAAAGATCCAACCAAGTGTCAATGAAATTTTTAAAAAACGATTTAAATCAAAATATTATTTTAAATAACGAAACCGATTTCAAAACAGATTTGGGATGGGAAGAATCATTTCAAGAATTCGAACAAGACACTTTAAAATCTATTATTAATCCGAGTGTAAATTTTGAAACGGTTAGATATATACATAAATCATGCGTTGGATTGCAAAACATTGAACAATCAGATATTTGGTTTTATTTCTATTTTTACAATAATGAAATTCCCTCAACGCATGCTGGCGGATTAAATTATCAATATATTGGACTAACGCCAGAAAAAAACAGTAAAGTATTAAGACAGGATAACGATAGTTTTTTCAGGCTAGAATTTTATAAAATTCCAGAAGGACAAAATCCAAATAGTTCAAATAGAAAATTGGTGTTTACCAAACATTTACCTATCGCATTGGGAGAGAAAGTTAAATACACGCCAAACAATGAATACATATATGTTCCTATTTTTATGGGATCGAATTTTAGAAATAAAGAAAATATGTATTTATTTTGGTTTCAAGATAACACGGTATTAAACGGAACATTAATTTCGGGCAATACATTTTATATGGCCGCAAGATTTTTCAATACAATCGATGGGAAAATCATAAGTTTCACAAATGACGATAAGGGATATATTGATGCAATAAATGAGGAAACGGATGTGTATTATAAGATGGTTATTGATAGATCAGATTATTCATATATGATTTATTCGGGGGCAACAGAAATTAGAGTTGGATGTAGCACAGGCCCAATTAAATTTTATGCAGCATCGGATTCGGCAAGCTCAATTATACCCCCAACGCCATCGGTAACGCCATCGGTAACGCCATCGTTATCAATATCTGCAACAACATCAATAACCCCAACAGTAACGAGATCCACAACAAAGACGCCGACAATGACGCCATCGGTAACGCCATCAAAAACGGTATCTAGAACGGCAACGCCATCAAAAACGGCATCTAGAACAGTAACACCGTCAAAAACGCCATCTCTATCAATATCAGAAACGCCAACAGTAACGCCAACAGAAACACCGACGGTAACGCCATCTCTATCAATATCAGAAACGCCAACAGAAACACCAACAGAAACACCAACAATAACGCCAACAGAAACGCCAACGGAAACACCGTCAGAAACACCATCAGTAACGCCAAGTCCATCAGTATGAGAAAAGATAGATATGAAATATTATCAGGGTCAACAAGTGGTATCACATATCAAATACCAATTTATTTAGAAAGTTCGGTAGATGAAATGGGTATTATGGTTGGATTTGATGGAGATATCGAGCAAATTGAGCAATATTGTAATTTTACATATAGTGGAAGTGGAAACACAATTATAATTTATAATACTATAAATACAAATAAATTAAGAACGCTTATTGATTCAGTCTTTACAATTTCTTGGGGTGAAGGAAGTGATACAGAATTAGATATGACAACGGTTTACGATACCGATTTGAAAAACGCTTTATATACATATACAGGTGCCAGCGGATTATATAATATAGAAATTACTGTTAATTCCCTGTGGCAAACTCAAAAATTAAAAAGACAGATATATATCCCGTTTTCGGGAATAACATATCCAAATCCTCTTGGTACGTTGTCTGGAATTACAATTCCATATTCTAATCCGGTAATAACAGATGTAACGCAAGATTATTTACAGGATTATGCAACACTAACAGGTAATACCGATCCTGTAACTGGCGTAACAATTTCATTTTTAGCAATAGGAAAAAGTAGAATTGATGAAAAAAGAAATTATGGAAGTTCAAACACATATAGTGATATAGATTATCTTTCAAAAGTAATTGATGGCGAGATAGTATACTATACTGGATATACAATTTCTGGCAATACTGTATATGGCGATTTATATTATATGGACTTTCCTGAAAATTACACATATATAACAGGAAATACGCTATCATATTATGTTGAAGAATTATATAATGGAATGATAACAAGAAATGAACATTTAATTGGGTTTCTCGATGAACCTCAGATCTATTCAGATATTTTTATTGAAAGAGGCAAACAGGGAGTGATGGAAAGGAACTTACGATTAGGCGAAATCGATAGCACTGGTGAATTAGACATATATGGAAGCGGATATTTCAAAGTAAAAAAACAATAATTTCATATTTATATATATGAGGAAAAAAATACAATTTACAGAAAAAGAAATATTTTCAATAGTTTTTGACTATAATGAAAATAGACTTTCATGTTTAAAAATAGGTAAAAAGTTTGGAATAAGTAAATTACCAATTCGAAGATTACTTAAAGAAATGGGCATTTTACGAGCAGGATATAGTAATGGAATAAAAATTGAAATAAATGAAGAAACAAAAAACAAAATTAAAGAATTGTATATTATAGATCACAAGTCTCCAATCTATATATCTGAAGCATTAAAATTAAATGAGCATTTTGTTGAGAAATTTATATATAATAGCGATTTTGGAAGAACTAAAGGCGAATCAATTTCTTTAAGACAAACAGGGAAAAAAAGAAGTGAAAAGGCTAGTCTCAACATAAAATTGGGCCAGCAAAAACTAGTTCAAAGTGGTAAAAGGAAACAAACTGGTGGAGTATGTAAAAGATATATAATTAATGGTTTAATATGTGATGGAACATATGAAAAATTTTATATCGAAAAACTTATGAAAGAAAGAAAAAAATTACCACAAAATTCGGAATCGGTAATCACGCCATTTGGAGTATATTATCCCGATTTTTTAGACGATAAATCATATATAGAAATAAAATCGGATTATACATATGATGTACTAATTGGAAAGAAGCCGAGTAGATGGACTAAAAAAATTGATACAACTCAATTGAAAAAAATAAAATGGGTGAACGAAAACATAAAACCCGTTGATGTTTTAGTTGTTGATAAAAAAAATAATAAAATTATAAAGAGTGAGTATAGGTAGCTATGGGATAATTAGACCCGCGGATGTGTCGCCAGAAGATGTTGAAATATTATATCATTATGTGGTTGATAGAAACGCCAGTTCAGAGGTAACATTGAAAACATTGGATGCTGCGTCAATTTTAACACCCGTTTATCATAATGATCAGACTGGCGGAGTAGCAAATGTTGAGATTTTGGGTGGATTATATAATTTAAAACTCGAATCAGGGAACTTCTCTGACTTGGGGATATACACCCTTCACCTCAGGCCAAAACAGATTAGAACGAAGATAACTGACTGTGGCGTGTTAGCGTCTTTGCCATCAGTTAGAGGACTAGTGATAGATTTATCAAATGTGGTTTCTACTGATAGAAATAAATTTTCTCCACAAGGATTGGTTGGATATCGTATTGAGTATATAAACCCAACCGACAGTAAAAAAATACCAAATTTTTATAGAGTTATTACATCTAATTTTTATTGCGAGCCAATCACTACAAATTTAACAAATACTAGTCAGAAAGCGATTAGATATAGATATTCTGATAGCGCAACAAATTTGATGTTTTTAACAATAACCCCAAGTTCTGCGCCGTCAACAAGGCCAAATACTGTTCCATATATCGGTCAGCCTGAACAAACAATTATTTTAACTAACACATATTTTAATCCAGTTACAATTGAAATTGAAATGGTTGAACATGACGCTTCAACATTGGCATATGCTCTTTATGGAGATCAAAGTAAAGCTATATCTAGTGGTATCTATACGATCTATAGTCAGGATCCAGATGGTACTCGTCATATTTACAAACAATTCAATTTATATGAAATTAAAGATCAATATAACGAAACATTATACGAAATTAGAGAGAAAAAAACTGATATTGACGAATCATTAAATTTTGATACGATTACAGCATAATGACAACATACAAAGTCCCTAGTCAAGCCGCAAGTGGAGCTGATACATTTAGCGATTTTCTGGTTGGTCAGCAATTTACTGACGGTTCCAGCGAAATGACTGGTGGTAACTTTGCTATTGATAAAGTAATTCCTGAAAAGGATAGTAAAGAATTTAGATCGCAACAGTTTTCAGATTTTCTTACACTGGCGGACATTAATCAAGAAACTTCCACAGCTAGCGATACAGCTAGCACAAGTAATAGTGATCAAGATATTAAATTTAATAACGATAAAAACAATGCTGATCGTTCTCTTTATGGATCATTAAAGCAAAGGCTTGGAGTTTCAGTTTCAAATATTATTACCCTATATCCTGCTGCCGTTCTTGTTGATACAACATCGCCTGTTGGACTAAATAATTTAAGCGCCGAATCTTCTGTATTCGATTCAATTTCATATACTACTGAGTTTAAAGTACAATATTCCTTAATATATAATCCGTTAGATGTTGTGTTAGTTGAGCCTAAATCTGCCACATTAATCGCAACAGATAATAGCATAAGGAATTTTTATTCATCATATACAAAATATGTTCTTGATCTAAGTGGTGTTACATATACTATATTGGAATATACTGAGCCAGACACAGAAAATAAAATCAAGATAAAAGTTGTTGGCGATTGTTTTAATGGGGCAACTGAATTTACTGAAAATTATTTAATAAGGCCAAATGATGGGGTCGTTGAAGAATTTTATAAGGGTTTGGATGAAGTAGAAGTAGTATTGTTGAATAGGGAAAGCAATCCTAAATTTAATGCTGGGTTTAATGTATCAAGAGAAACAAACGGCGGATATAACACAGACATAATTACTGTATACGCAAACTGGCCAATATCACGAGACGGATGGAATATTCAAATAACTGGTATTGATTATGATTTTTATATTAATCAAATAAGTTCATTTGGAGATGAAATAGATAATTATAGATCCAATTTAATTATCAGATTTTTAACATCCCCACAACTTTATGAATTTGATACTGAAGAAAAAAAGATAGAATCTATATTTCAAATTTATGGACAAAGTTTCGATCAAGTAAAAAAATTTATTGACAATATTGCTTATATGAGAAATGTAAGCTATGATGGTATCAATAATGTTCCTGATCTGTTATTAAAAAATCTATCTGAAACTCTTGGTCTTTCAATTACTAGCTTATTTGATGAAAAAAGCCTATCAGATTCTTTATACACAAGACACGACACTCAATATGAAGGTATATTAACAGGAGTTAATTTAATTGAAGCAGAACACGAATTTTATAGAAGAATATTAGTTAATCTTGCTAATTTATATAAATCAAAAGGAACCAGATTAGCCATAGAATTCTTTTTAAAATTTATTGGTGCTCCCGAGCCAATAATCAGACTTGATGAATACATTTATAAAGTTGATGCATTGTTACCATCAAAAAATGTTGAGAATGATATTTGGGAGGCTATGCAAGGAATTAGAGTGGTTAATATTGTTGAATATCTTGAAACTACAGGAGCCACAGGATTTACTGGTTATACATTAACACAATTGACAGGATCAACAACATTAACAAGGGATGAATATCCTGTTGATGAAGAAACAGGATTACCACGAAAAATCACCGCGTCTGATGGAAGTGTGTTCTTTGAACTAGGTGCTGGATGGTATAGAAAAACATTAGATCATAGATCTCACGATATTCTAGACACGTCAAATTCAGATTTATCTGGCAGAATAAAAGTAATTAAAACTATGTCTAAACCATTTACATATGGTGAAGATTATTTTAATCTATATCGAAAACTTCCAGGATTGGATTACGGATATGGTTTATCACCCGAAATTGATAATAAAAAAATCAAAAATGTTACTGATGAATATGCGTCAAAATTAATATTAAATAGAAAAAACATTAATGTATTTTTAGCTGCGGATAGAGCGGTAGATTATGACATATATAGAAAATCTAGAGATTTATCGTTGACTTTTTATGATTTAATGCCACAAACTGGTAGGACATTTGCCGAATTTTTAGATGAAATCTTGAATGACGTTATCAGGAATTCGCATATTATGAAATATCATAGAGGTTATGTGGATATAATAGCAGTATATGACGCCTATCAAAAAAGTAACGAATTTAAACCCTACAATTATATTTCCATATGTAATTTTATAAATAAATTAAGTCCCTATTGGACCAGCATAATAGATCAGTTTGTACCAGCGACAACGCTATGGCTAGGCGGAAATCTAATTGAAAATGGGTATTTTACTAAAGGCAATATTTCAAAATTTGTGCATATTCAGCCGTGTGTCCCAATTATATATACACATTCTCTTTATCCTGATTTTGAAACTGTGATTCGTGAAGATCTTCAAACAATTGTTGGCGGAGGTTCTATTGATGGAGAAGATATGTCATTAATTAGCTTTAGGGGAGTTTGGCTTTTTGGCGGAATATCATTTCGAATAACGCTTGTTATAAATGGAACGATATATACCAGAGACACGCCTAATTTTAAGCCATTTTCAACATATATCCCGCCAAGTGATAATTGTACAATATTAACTCAAACATCTGATTATATTCCATTAATTTGTGGATATGACGATCCATATAATAGTTGGTCATTGTTCAATGGCGGAGATACAGTTGATGATATGAAGGCTATTTGGAAAGATACAATAGATTTGTTGCTGGCAGATATTAGTCTTATTGAAACTGGATATACGATAACATCAGAATATTTTACTGACATTGATAGCATTGAAAAAATAAAAATAACTATAATGTCAAATGAATATTATAATGAAACATGTCATGAAGGATTTGACTATTATTTTATTCCAATTTTTAATTTAACAAAACAGGATTGCTCTTTAGAAGTGCTTGTAGAAATATCGATGCCGATTTATAGCGGTGATACAAATTGTTTATTAGTCGGTGATTTATATTTTACGGTTAGAGGGGCAATTGGAGATGAACTTGGTAGAGGATCGGTTTATGTACATCAAGAATGTGATGATGATGTAAATGTTTACCCAAGAATACAACAAGTTGAGCCATGCGTGTTTATGGTAACTGGCTTTACTGAATGCGATCTTATTCATTTAATATTTACCGATGCTGCGAACTGCGAGCAAAGACTAGAGGTTGATGGATTACAATTTGTTGTTCTTGAAGTCTCTCCAGGCGTTAGCGGATATACTGGAAATCCAATAGCAGAATACAGACCAAGTTTTGATTATGGCATAAGAAAAGGAACTATCGTCTACAAAGTTATCGGTACACCAGCTGTTCCATCGATATGGACGGATCTTGCTGATGGAATAATGACAGGAAGTTTTAGCGGCGTAACAGTTGAAAGCGTTTCAATTGGGGATAGTTTATTATCCGCGGCATTCAAACCTTACAGCTCATTAGATAGTAATGACTTTAATAACGCATCAATTAATGGATATCAATTTGCATTTGATTATAATTTTATTACTATTGAAAATAAAGAATGTTTTAGCTCAGTAAAAACACATATTATTAACGATGAATTTGAAATTCTACCAACAAGTAAAGTATTAGTTTATACTAATATAAGCCTTACGCTAGAAACTGTGCCATATCATTTTGATTACAAATATCCTGAAGATTTATATGTTAAACCTACTGGCGATACTCAAAATGGTGATTTTTTAATTAATCAATATGGATTTCCAATTGAAGTAACTGGAGTTACATTTAATTATTGCAGTGATGATAATTATAAAAAGATATATTACCAATTAAATGCGTCTGGAAGTTCAGATACGGGTAATATTATTTTATTTAACGGTATGTCAGGAGCAACTGATCGAATTATAATGAAATATACCGAAGAAAAATTTGATACTATAGATTACACTCTTGCTCAATACTTTAAAGGATATGGACAGGACGAATCTTCGCCAATAAATCAACAATATGTAAGAGATCGCAATATTGTTTGTGAATGGACTGGATGTACTGATAATGTAATTGTAGAAGTATCTCCAACACCAACTCCATCCATAACGCCAACCGTTACGCCATCCATAACGCCAACTGTTACGTCATCAATAACGCCAACTGTTACGCCAACGATAACGCCAAGCATAACTAGAACGCCAAGCATAACTAGAACAACAACACCAAGTTTAACGCCAACACCTACAATAACTCCAACGCTAACTAGAACTCCGACAATAACTCCAACACCAACCATAACGCCAACAACAACCATAACACTAACGCCAAGTATTACGCCAAGTAAGACTCCGACGAAATCAGTTACGCCAACGACAACAACAACTATAACGCCGACGATATCTCCAACGCCATCTACAACGCCATCTATAACACCATCTACAACGCCAGCCCCATCAATGTCATGCTATTTAGATGTTGATTTTATTGATATAGAGAATGTGCCCGAATCATCACCATCTCCGACGCCAAGCATTACTCCAACATTGTCTCTGACATCAAGCGTTACGCCGACATTCACGCCAGTACCAAGCGTTACACCGATTATACCATATAGTGAATGTTCGATATGTAATTTACAAATTTCTGGAGCAACTGGCGGATATTTCTTATCATCTAATCATTTAATTTCTTCTGGTTCGATTTGTACTATTAGTGATTACGTTATCGAATGGAGATTAAATAGTGTGACTGGCACGACGGAACTTATTAGTGGTGTTGGAGGTGATCCTGATATTCAGCAGCAACATCCGTTTATAAATGAAGTTGTACCGCAAGGAACATATTATGCTGTTATTAGATATGTTATATTAAACGGTGTTACATATACGCCATATTTAAATATGGTTAGCGGAAGCACTCGTTATAGCCCAGATTTATTAACCTGTATTAATGAAACGCCAATAGTCATTAATCCAATTACCTGCGGTGTTACATATAATCCCGAAACCACATATCCATTTGTTTTAACATATAGAAATAATGTTAATGTTAATGAGAAAAAATCGAGATCATTATCATTTCAAATAACGGGCGATACGGCATATTTTGCATGGGAATTCGCCGGATATGATGTGGCAGATCAATTAATAATTTCTTACTGTACCCCATCAAATACGAGTGGTACAACAATAGATAATTTCGTTGTTGGTACAAGAAGCGCTGGCGGCGGATATTTAGTAACAGATTTATTCCCAGCAAATTATCCAACAGATCCAAAAGTGTATTATTATCGGCCATGGACCAATGGAACTGTTGGGGCTAAATATGTAACTAATTTGTCTGGATTTACATATGCTGAAGGAGATTATTTAAAAATTGAAATAATAGGAGCCGTTTATGAACCAACCAATAATGACACTAACTGGGATATTAGACTAAAATGCTTATCAAATAGTGATATTGACACAACATTTATGGATTCGAATTTAAGTAAAATACTGACAGGTACGACAATGATAGCATATTCTGGCGATCCTGATTGCTATTATAATGTGATGTATAATACTATTAGCGGATTTACAAATTGGCAATCAACCCAAAAATCGGTGTCTGAATATTTCATATGGAATTATACCGATATGTTTAAATCAGCTAGCGGTAATAAAGTTTCAAATTATAACTTTACAAATCCACAATATATAACTAATCCATGGAAAAATACTCAATACACCGTTTATTTATGGAATGGTCCAGGCCTCTTTACATGTACTAATTTACCAACGCCATCAGATACGATAACTGCATTACCAACTTCGACAGGTGTAACATTTACATTCACAAGCATTACGGATTACAATAAATTTGTATCAAATATTAATTCTATTAAAGCAACAACCGATTATGGTTTATGGGTTGCATCGACTGGAGATTCAACAAATCTGATATATTATTCACATTGGATGATAAATTGGATGTACGCGCCTAGTAATTGTGGCGACTCAACAGTTTCGACCTATCTTTATATATCGTTCTTCTCACCAATAACATATGATTCAATAAATAAAACTATTCGTTTTGATTATATTATACCAAGTAATGGTATGACCGATCTTCCATGTGATGAAAATTGGGAGGCAGCAAGAAATGCAATTAATAATATGAATTATACGAAAAATAATTTAATACCTGTAGCACAAAGAACAACGCATGTAAGATCTGTAGACCCAATTTCAGCATATAAGTATATTAGTGTCAACGATTATCAGGCAACACGCCAAGTAACGTCATATATCTTCATTAGTGAAGGAATGAGGCCTGGTTTCTTAACACAAACTATGCTTTATAACCTTGGATTTAGATTTTATGCAACTAATCCATTTAATGGATTGACAAATCAATGGATATTATGGAGAGCTTGGGATAATCTCATATTAACAAATGCACCACCGACAGATTGGGAACTTCAAAGAAAGGCATTCTTGAGAACAGACAATCCTCTTGACACTGGATGGGAAACTGTAAATACGGGAACATTGGTATAATTATAGATAAGAAACATATTAAAATAAAAAATGGCGGCAGTAATAACATATTCAGTAACTAACGGAGCATTTCCAATAACGGTTACGCTTGCGTCGTTACTTAACACTGGAACGACAATCGCCACAAATATACATATGATCCCTGGCATATATGCTTTTACTGACATTCCATCAGGAGATTATTTATTGACATTTACCGATTCTCTAAATTGTGTGGGATATATTATAGTATGCGATATAGTGGCTGAAATTTCTGATATTAATTATAATTGTGATTTTGATTTTACACTAGATCTTACTACGATTGAACCTACGCCTACGCCAACTCCGACTGTTACCCCGACAATAACACCAAGCATAGCCATAACACCGTCTATAACACCGACCATAACGCGATCAGCAACGCCAACCAAAACACCAGCATTGGTAACGCCGTCAAGAACAGCAACAACAACACCAACCATCACGACATCTATAACGCCATCTATAACGCCGACCAGAACGCCATCCATAACACTAACGCCATCCTTATCGATATCTAGAACGCCAACAGTAACGCCAACAGTAACACCGTCTTTATCAATATCTAGAACGCCAACAGCGACGCCATCATTATCAATATCTAGAACGCCGTCATTATCAATATCTAGAACGCCGTCTAGGACGCCAAATTTATCGCCATCGCCAACGCCAACTAAAACGCCATCATTGTCGATATCTAGAACCCCAACAATAACGCCATCTAGAACGCCATCAACAAGTTCAGTAGTACCACCGTTAAGAATCACAAATGTGGCATCTAGTTGTGCTGAAGGCACGATTACTATTACTATTAGTGGAGGAATTGCTCCATATCAATATAGTATTAATAATGGCGTTACACTTACGGCCCCAATATATAATACAACATATGCATTTATGGGACTAGTTGCTGGTGGAGTATATAATATATATGTACGAGATAATGCTGGTATAGTATATAGGTGGACGGAGATCGATTGTAGCGGAATATACATTGAAATTATTCCAATATATTTAACACCTACCGCTAGTGGATTTTACCGATACTTTTATGATGGGCCGTCATACCCTCTGCGTTTCTGGGATTTGACGCAAGGAATGGGCGTAACTGAGCCATATGGCATGGTGGTTGAAGCTGTAGGAAACCCAGCAGGCGGAACGACATTCCTTGGATGGTCATATGAACTCGCAGATCGATTTACAATCAATAATATTAGTTGGATAACAGAAGATGAAACACTCATATATACATTTAAAACTGATAATATTAAAATATATGGGTACTTTATAGATAATGGCCCAATTTCATTGGATTTATGTTTTATTGCGGCAACAATACCAAGCACAATAAGTTATAATGATAAACAATTCGCTTGTACACTATGCGGTGAAAATCTTGGTACAACTGTAACAGTATACTTCGATCCAGTGCTGTATCAAGCAAATGGAATAGAAGGTGTTACTTGGTATAAAGACGCCGCATTAACTACTGTGGTAGATAATGGATATTATCTTGATGGATCGCAAGCATTCTCAACAATATATGGAGTAACAACTGGAATACCAATAAATCATGGAATATGTGATGGAGAATCATTAGAATGTCCTTTACCTTAATAATAAATAACAAATGGCAACAACAATAACAACAACAAGAACATTTTCTAGTAGTGAATTTACTCATAGTAAGCCATCATTTAATCCCGAAACATCTATTAAAGGGTTAAAATATGCATGGGGTAGTGTAAAAATAGGCCCTTTTGAAACACATTATGGATATATTACTGGGCTAACGATAACATTTAATGGAACTGCGCTATATGCCGGAGTATCTTTTCAATCACCTCCACCAATCAGATCACCATTTTCTGTTGGTAAAGACGGCATTAATGGATTATTTGTACCATTTGACGGTACGCCACTTCAATTATATGATCTTCGATTAACAAATGGCGTTCCTATTAATCCATATATTATTGTAAATGGAGATCAAAATAATGTAACAGATAAATTAGAAATTCTATTAAGTGTTGGAGTAAAATATAATGTAAATCCAGGAGATCTTAATTCAATAACGATAAGTTTTGTTTGTGAAGTTGATACTCCAGTACCTCTATATTCTGCCTATACGGGATTACACGTATATTCGCCATATGATTCAATAAATACGCCTAAACTACACACTTACTTATATTCAAAAGTTAATCCTTTATTGTGGGATGTGGGAACAAGAGTATGGTGTTCGCCTTGGTTTGATAAGGTTTCTCCTCAATATTATTATGGATACGATATCAACAATAAAGTGTATAAGGTTGGCGGGCCGTTAGATAGAGGATTTGGCACTAAAAAAATATATGATGTTAGAACTTCTATATGGCGAAATTGGTGGCACAAAAAGCCAAGAATAAGAATCAAAATTGAGGGGCCACAAAGTTATTATCATTCAGGCGATGATACCGTTGATGCTTGTGTTGAAGTACTTTTATCAAGAGCGGGAATAATAAGTGAAGTTATATCCAAAGCATCCATACCTCCGCCTTCCAAATACAAATACTGGATGGGTTATAATGCAATAAATAAACAATTATCAAATGATGATTTCTTCGCTAAGTGGTCATTTGGTCAAGAGATGTTTTATCCAATAACAGGATTTCAACATATGCTATATAAGTTATCTGCAGGATATTATCGATCAATATTTTTAGATACAGGCATAGCAGGAAGTTTTGGCGACTTAGAAAGTATGATTGATAAATATGCAATTTTGGCGGCGGCGGGTTTTTCAATAGCATTCACTTTCGTTTGGTGGCTTTTAAATCTTAAACTTGAAATAGCGTTTATGCCAGAACTCTTTTACGGAACAAATACGGGTTGGCTTTTTGCAAATATTGGAACGAGTACCCTAACTCCGATAGGATTGCTTCCTATGGCTATATTACTATTATCACTTCTTTGGTCTATTTTTTCACAGAAAAGAAAAATAGTTCGAGAAGTTTGTAAAATATTTTTGGGAGAATATCTTGAGAAAAACGGAACAAATGGTCCATATATCGAGTTAAACGGAATTTTAAGCAGGTTACAAAATATGACAGATAAAAAAATCGGATATTATTGTGACGGCGTTTATTTCTATTATCAACCAACCACAACTGGAATAACCGTAAAAGAATTATCATCCACAAATGCATTAGTTAATGAAGATCCAATAAAACAACAATTTATGTATTCAGTACCATGCGATGATCCAACAACAGTAGTGGCTATTGAAAAATTGTTGCTATTACCATATACATCGGGAATGCCAGTTGAGTATCCAGGGGGAACAATATGGTATAGCGCAGCAATTCTTCGTACTGTGACATTAACGGACTGTGCTGAATTATTAGTGACACCGCCAACGCAGGAATATACTTTACCAGCTGGATATTGTTTCAGTTTTATTAGTCAAATAGACGCCGATACTAAAGCGGCAGCAGTAGCATTAAATATAGATCATATGGTTGCGGGGGCATTTAATTATGGTGAACCATTATCGGAAGCCAATCTAGGTGTACTTGATAGTTATTTTACTCATGAAATAAGAGTAGAAATAACGCCAACCACATGTACTATTTTTTATAATAATACAGATCAGCAAGGGCCCATAGTAGGAAGAAAAGTATATTTTGATATGGAAGGCCGATATGAAACATTGAATGGATATTATGCAACCGATAGTGATACATATTTTCGCATATTTTATAAAGTTGTTGATAGCGTTATCACCAATAAATATATTATGTTAGCATCAAATAGTACAACCGTACAAGGATTAGGTGGAGTGGAAGATACGCTTCCTGTTATTACAGCTAATTTAACGTATTCGAGCAATTGGTATATACAATCGCCTGCCGTAACTACAATTACAGATATAGTAAATCAAATGCCAAGATGTTTTGACCCAAATACATTATATGTTGAATCGTACACTGTTAGAGGATATTATGACGCGGCAAATAATCATTTTTTATTGTATGGTGATAATTATAATAACTACACAACATCTCAAGCACCCCCAGATTATTATCTACCACTAATAGAATGGATAGATGAAAGAATATTTGAATTTTCCCCGATTATTTCTATTGCAATCAATATCGAAGAAATTTGTTTACCAGCAACAGAATATGAACACGCATTATATGGATTTTATGTAATCGGATCAGCAAGTGGTAATGTAACGCCATTGTTTAATGAAGTTGATTTAACGGTTTATGTATATGTGGATAATATATTTAAAGCATCATACCATGTGGTAACTAATGAATCTGGCAGAACATATGTTTCATATAATGGATTAATCGCAGTCGACGATAATGTTACATCAATTGTGATTCATTCAATTAATAGTCCCAATCCTATTGGAAACATAACATATACTATTGGAACATTTGTCGGTTGTTTAAATTGTCCCCCAAATAATTTATTTGAGACTGGTTTACAGGCTTGTTGGAATTTTGAAGATGCATCTGCTCCTATTCTTGATAGTACAAGTAATAATAACGATTTATCACAAATAAATAGTGTTAATTTCCATCAAATAGGTAAAGTTGGGCCATATTGTATTCAATTACCATTAGCAACCTCATTTGCTAGTACAATGACAAGTGATACATTAGCGTTAACAACATTATCGATATCTACATGGGTTAAATGTGCTGGCACAACATTTTATGGTAGAACTATATTTTCCAAAGTTAGTAAACAATCTGGAGTCGATCATGGTGGATACTTTCTTATGATTAATCCCTCCATATATGGCGGAGTAAGGCTTCATCTATGTGATAGTTATGGTACTAATATACACGGTACTCAGGAAACAGGTCGAGTTACTGATGGAAATTGGCATCATATTGTTGCCACAATTGATACTAATTCAGTAGATAAAATTTTAAAAATATATCGTGATGGAGTCTTAGAAGTGAATGAAAATATGGAGCAATGGTATGGCTCACAACCTATACCATATGGGAATACTTATGTTCCCGCAACGATTGGCAATCTGGAACATCTTGGTTATCATTATCCTCTTATAGGGTTTGTCGATGCAACAGCCATATGGGATAGAGTTTTAACATCTCAGGAAGTTGAAATTCTATATAGTGGAGGAAATGGGAGGGTATGCTCATCAGGTAGCTTAGAGGCTTGTTGGAATTTCGAAGAGGCAAGTGGTACTGTTTATGACAGCACTGCCAATAATCACGATTTAACAATAAATAATCTTGTTTCATATCACCAGCCAGGTAAAATTGGCACATATGCAGTATCGTTTAATTCATCAACATCATATCTCCGAGGTGATACGGGATTAAATCTAACGCCAACTATGTCAATATCTGTTTGGGTTAAATTAACTCCTGGCACAACAACATATAATAGATTTATATATAACAAATCAGGATTTTCTCCAAACAGGGGTGTTAATCTTTATGTTCAAGCAAATAACGGAAAACCAGTTTTTGAAACACAGAATGGTAATGCAGGCGGCTCCGCGCAAGCTGACGTTTCTGTAAATGATGGAAATTGGCACCATATTGTAGCAACTATGGATACAAACATAATGAAGGTATGTATGTATGTTGATGGCGTGGGCGATTTATCTAATCCGCATTCTATGACTATTACGCCAGATTATGGCAATAATAGTACGCCCATTACCATAGGTCAATCTAATATTCTAACTAATTTTTCACTTTACGGTTCGATAGACGGTCTTGCAGTGTGGAATAAAGTTTTAACGCCTTGTGAAGTTCAATCCTTGTATAATAACGGGAATGGAGTTGCGTGTGTGTAATAACATTTTAGAAAATATTTTTTTAGATAATTATATATAAGAAACAAATAAATTAATATAAAATGACGAGATATGTAAGCGAATATGGAAGTGATTCGTTGGGAGATGGTTCATTTGATGCGCCATGGAAAACTCTTCATTATGCGGCTGTTCATGTTACAACCGTTGGTGATATAATTCATATCATTGGCATAATATCAGAATCAATACAAACTGAGTTAGCGCCAGGCGTAAGTATTGAGGGTGATGGTGATAGTTCTGTAATAAGTTCTACTGTTGATCGTACTAAGGGTCATACGATATATTTGTATAGCGGTTCTTTAAATTTTAATGGCAATCAACATATCTCCAATATAAAAATGGATGGTAACAGCTATAATGGATATTCAGCAATAGGAGTACGTAATCGAGGAAATGTAAGAATATCTAATTGTACTTTTGTTAACTTTGATTGGTATGCAATTTATATGCTAAATGGAAATGATGTCTCAACTCCGCCAGCAACTTTTGCCACAAATAACAAAATTATTGATTGCGTAATGACTAATTGCAGCAGATATTTCGGAACATATTCTGGCGGTGACTCTAAAGGAACTTTAAATATTGGAGGGCAAGATGGATTAGTAATATCTGGCAATACTATAACGATAAATAGAGCAGACGGATTAAATGGTAATATTATTGATGGCGTTGAAGGCCATCTAAAAAATGTTAAGATTCATCATAATACATTTACAAAAATATTTCCTATTACTGATCCTCGAATAACATGGTCGTTTGCAATAGAAATTTGGAACTGGTATGAAGGAAATGAAATATATAATAATGATATAATAGGAGCAATAGATGTTTCTCGAGCATGGGGCAAAGGTTCTGGCGAGTATTGTGTGTGGATACATAATAATAATATCGGACAGCCAGCTCTTATGTCATCAGAATATACTTATGGATTCTTACTTGAATCTAGCGTTAATGACGTAATTATTGAGCACAATTTCGTGAAAAATGTCGCGCAAGCTTTTCATGTTAATACTCAATATGGGCCGCCGGATAAACCCCCTGTAAATGTAACAAATGTAAGAATATCATATAATATTTTTCACAATATAGGGACATCAAATCTAAGTTCTAGGGGATGGGGATTTTATTGGGGTTGTGATGTTTGTGATCATGTTGAAACGACCACTATTAATAATATACAAATTTTGAATAATGTTTTTAGTGCCGCTTCAGCGGCAACCACAATGTGGGGGATCGAACTTCCAGATTCAGGTAAGGCAACTAATGTAATAGTAAGGAATAATATAGTTTATAATTTCGATTATGCTCCCTTATATGCCTCTCAAGGGTCCTTAGGTGGGGTAACAATAGATACTCTTGCTATTGATCATAATATATTCTATAGCAATGGTTATAGTGATAATGTTCGATTTAATGGCATAACTCCAACACATTATACGCCAGTTACACCAATAAAAACAAATCCATTATTTATTTCTTTATCCGAAACTGAGCCTAATTATCGTTTGAGTTCTATTTTTTCTCCAGCTTATGATGCTGGCATTGATGTTGGACTTACAGGAACGCTGGATATGGACGGCAATGTTATAGGTAATCCTCCTGAAATTGGTGTATATGAATATGTCGGTGCGGCCGCATCACCATCGCTAACGCCAACAAAAACGCCAACAAAAACGCCGTCATTATCGATATCTAAAACGCCAACTATAACTCCATCGAAAACGCCATCTCGATCAATATCTAGAACGCCGTCAACAACACCGCATTTATCACCGTCGTTAACACCATCGAAAACGCCATCGTTATCGATATCCAGAACGCCATCAACAACACCACCAATAATACCGCCAATATCGCAATCAATAACGCCATCATCAACGTCGACAGTAACTCCATCTCTATCGATATCCAAAACGCCATCAAAAACGCCATCTCTATCAATATCTGCAACGCCATCAGTAACGCCATTTTTATCGCCATCTATAACCCCATCTATAACTCCATCTATAACCCCATCATTATCGATATCTAAAACGCCATCAATAACGCCATCAATAACGCCAACATTATCAGTATCTATAACGCCGTCAAAAACACCATTTTTATCGCCATCAAAAACGCCATCAATAACGCCAAGCGAAACTAAATCTGCTGGCACCATTACAATATGTTACACATTAAGCTATGGAGAATACCCAATAACAGTTTCAATTTCTCCTTCAGTCGCGCCTGATAATATACATTACATACCAGGTACATATTGTTTTACAGGTATCACATTGGGAAATTATACATTAATTTTTGTTGATAGTGCAAATTGCACATTAGAATTGCCAGCGGGAGTAATAATACCATCACTAACTCCAACGATGACAGTAACACCAACAACAACGTCGTCGATGGAGCCAGCAGAATCGCCAACAATTACGCCAACTAAAACGCTAACAGTTACGCCGTCATTATCAATATCTGAAACAGTGTCTATAACGCCAACAGTAACTCCATCATTATCAATATCTGGAACCCCATCGGTAACGCCATTTTTAACGCCATCAATAACATCAACAGTAACACCATCATTGTCGATATCTAAATCACCAACGCCAACGCCGACCAAAACGCCAGCATTGGTAACGCCGTCTAGAACACCATCAAAAACGCCATCGAGATCAATATCCATAACGCCATCGAAAACGCCATTTCTAACGCCATCAAAAACGCCATCGATAACGCCATCTAAAACACCGTCCTTATCAATATCTAGAACCCCATCAATAACGTCAACAGTAACACCATCCTTATCAATATCCAAAACGACATCAATAACGCCATCGAAAACGCCATCGAAAACACCATCCTTATCAATATCCAGAACGCCGTCAACATCGCCGTTATCGGGAGGATATGATATAGTTGAAGGAATGAATGTGGTAGATAATAATCCCACATCTGATACCGGATATGCATGTTATAAGTACACAAAAGATATTAGCGGGCCATCTAATTTTATATTTAGAAACAATTATGTTAGTTCCATAAATACAGGCGGATATGTTGTTCAATTAGGAGATGATGGTCCTGGCTCCTCAAGCAATTGGATGGATGGAGAGGTTGTATCTGGAAATAAGATTGTATGGGCTGGCGGATCATATGGTGGTATTATTACTCATGGAGTTATTGTTGGTTATAATATAAATGCAGCAGTAAAATACAATTATTTACAAACAGCGCCATATGGTATCATATATAAATCTGGCGATAGTGGAGGCAACTATATGACAAATACCTATGGAGGGGCGTCATATAATATCGTTAAAAATGGCCATTTTGCGGGAAGAGTTAAAGGAATAAATGGTATAAAATTTATTAACAATACATTTTATAGCAGCGATGGCCAAAGTATGTACTTTATATTGATATCGCCAAATGGAGATTATACTCCATCACTAGGATCTACCAACACTAAGATATATAATAATATTTTTTATGCCACATCGAGCGTAGTAATGATAAAAATTTACAATAATTCTCGAACTGGATTTGTGAGTGATTATAATATTTTCTATTGTTCGTCTGGAGCGCCTATATTTCAAATTGCCGCAAATGATGGATCTACGACATCATATAACTTCGCCCAGTGGCAGGCATTAGGATATGATACACATTCTCGCATAGACATAAATCCAAATTTCATTGATACAACCAATTTTGTTCCAACGGCAAGATTAAATTATGGAACAAGTAGTGTTGGATCCGAATTTCAAACTGGATTATCAACTTCAGCTGTATGGACTGTGGGCGTATCGCCAGCAACACAAGATCAAAATGGATTATGGCAGGTAGGAGCACGAATATATGCATAACATAATATAATAATCGATGTTTAATGAAATCAAAAACTATTTTTTTTATTTTTTTATTTATAGCATCACAATTATTTTATTGTGAAAAAAAAGTTATCACTCCTGATCAACCAACTGTTCCAGAAGTAACAACAACAGAAGCAACATTCATTACATCTACATCTGCTATTAGTGGAGGTTGTGTGGTAAAAAGCGGAGACAAAGCAATTATAGATAGAGGTATATGTTGGAGCACCGTTTCTAATCCAACGGTCTTAATGGGTACTAAAATTAGTGATGACGGTGGTACTGGTATTTTTATAATTCCGTTAGTGAATTTAACCTCTAGTACCACATATTATATTAGAGCATACGCAATAAATTCTATTGGAATAAGTTACGGATCTCAAGTTTCTTTTACCACTACATCGTCAGGTGTTACAGGAACATATTATGTATCTCACACTGGAAGTAATATTAATAACGGATCAATAAATGCCCCTTTTGCAACACTTTCATATGCTTGTACAAAAGCAACAAAATCAGGAAATATTATTCATATAAATCCTGGCACAATAGCAGAAAAAGATCAATGCCGATTAGCGCCTGGCGTCAGCATCGAGGGAGATGGCCCAACATCAATAATTAAGTCTATTATGTCTGGAACAGGATTTACTATACATTTAGAGAGCGGGTCGGAAAACACAAATGGTAATCAGCATATTTCAGGCATAAAAATGGATGGAAATAATCAAACAGCATATGGCGCCATTACAATAAGATTTAGAGGAAATGTAAAAATATATAATTGTACATTTGTTAATTTCAAAATGTTTGGGATTAAATACTATAATGGCGAGCCGCCAGATGATAGATGGGCCACTGGATGTGAATTTCATAATAACATTGTTACTAATTGTGCGGGATATTTTAATGAAGATTCAAAAGGAGATGCTCTTCATATTACTGGAACCGATGGAATGTTAGTTTATAATAACACAATGACTGAAAATAAATCAAATGGAGCAAACGGAAATTGTATTGGAATGGTTGAGGGATTCAATAAAAATTTAAAAATCTATAAAAACACAATTCATCATAAGTATCTTCATGGATGGCCATCTGCAGGATCAACTCATTGGGATTTTGCTATTGAGATGTGGAACGCACTAGGCGGAGTGGAAATATATAATAATGATATAATAGGATCAATAGATATTTGTCGAGCATTAGGTAAGGGTTCTAGTGAGTATTGTGTGTGGATACATAATAATAATATTGGGCAGACAACTCTTTTGGCTGGAGAAAATATTCGCGGAATTTTGCTAGAACATATTACTAACGATGTAATCATTGAATATAATCATATCAAAAATGTTGCACAAGGTTTTATGGTTAATACTGAATATCCTAATGTAAGTACAAAAAATATAAGGGTATCATATAATATTTTTGAGAATATCGGGGCGAATGGGTTAAATTCAAAAGGATGGGGAATTAATTGGGGTTGTGATGTTTGTGATCATATATTAACAGGAGTTATTGATAATATACAAATTTTGAATAATGTTTTTACTGGATCTTCATCAGCAACCACAAGGTGGGGGATTGAGCTTCCAGATTCGGATCATAGTACCAATGTTACTATACAAAATAACATCATTTATAATTTTGATTATTGCTCAATCTATGGTAATGGAGAAGGCGGTACAACAATAGACAATTTATCTATAGAAAATAATATTTTTTATGGCGACGCAAATAATGATATAATTTATCTTAATGGAATGTCGCCAACAAACAATACCACGCGGAATAATTATACTGATAATCCATTATTTGTATCTTCTACTAATTTTCATTTACAACCAGGCTCCCCTGCAATAAATAATGGAATAGATGTTGGATTATCAAAAGATTATGACGGATCAAACGTAAATAATCCGCCAGAAATTGGAGTTTATGAATATATACCATAAGATATAAAATTTAAATAATATAATGGGCAATATTAGAATAAAAATAACCGAAATTACAATACCAAACGACTTTAGAATATATTATAAAGCCGGAACAGATGTGGTAGGATTCCCACCTGGTATTAATCCATATCCACTTAATAGTGGATATACGGATTATGGTCAAATATTTACGGGAGGAACAACAACAATAGATTTAATTGGCGATTTCGTTTATGGTCAAGTATATTGGATTATGGGGCAAGAAATCGAATATCCAGAAAGATGGATGGTTAAAAATATTCTAATAAATGATGAAATAGCATATAGATTAGGCGCGCCCCCAACACCTAGTATGTCAATAACGCCTACCGTAACGCCATCGTTATCAATATCAGCAACGCCATCAGTAACGCCAACCGTAACGCCGTCATTATCAATATCAGCAACGATATCGCCGTCATTATCGATATCAGCAACGCCATCGCCATCGTTATCAATATCAGCAACACCAACGATAACTCCAACAATATCGCCATCAACATCGCAAACAGTTTTTTATTATAAGGCGGCATTTTATAATTGTTCAATAGAATATCCAATAGGATTTGCCGGAATAAACACATCCGTTAATTTAACGGTGGATAAATTCTATAGATTGGATGACCCAAGCGCCGATATTGTATATATATATGATGTTTATATCACAGGGCCAGACTCTATTGTTCTTACTGAGCCTGTAATTGGATATGATAGCTATGATAACGCATGTGCATCATAACATTTTTAAAAACGGATATTTATATTAAACAATATATTAGGAAATAATGGCAGATCAAGTAACAATAATAGTAATTCCGTCAACCACAGATGCCGGTAGTTTCAATATTTACGAATATAGATACGATCTTAATGGATATCCAGAGCCAGTTCCTTTTCTAATTGAATCCAATGTACCATTATCAAGTTTAATATTTCCAGGTCATACAATTACAATAAATGATGAATCGTATGGAATTATGCTGGAAAATACTGGCGATCGTGGTATTGGGTGTTCAGGATCAACAATGGAACATTTATATTCAGATGTGAAAATATCCAATGAGTTTTTTCCAGAATCTGGAAGTATTGATATTACATCAGCATCATTTGGACCAATTTCATTTATTCCATTACCAGATCAGGGCGAATCTATATATTATCATATAAACACAGGAACCACGGTTGAAGATACAACAAATGTTGAAATTTTTAACAACGAGATTGTTAACGCATTATCCTATATATTGATAATTAGAGATAGTGATTCTGTTTCGCCATTTGTTTTTTCAGACACAATTCTTCCGAATACAGGTAAAACAATTAATGTTAGTAATACATTTTTATCACCTAATCGACGATTTTTGATAGTATTAAATTCAATTAATCCGACGCCGTCTCCAACGCCATCAATAATGCCGTCAGTGTCGATATCAAAAACGATGTCTCAAACGCCATCTGCAACGCCAGCCATAACAAAATCTTCAACGATATCAGTAACGCCAACACCATCAAAAACACCAGCATTGATGACGCCATCTCCGACGCCATCAAAAACTCCGTCAATGTCGATATCAAAAACGCCATCTAAAACGCCGTTTTCAACGCCATATATGACGGAATCTCCAACACCATCTATAACGCGGTCTTCGACACCATCAAAAACGCCAGCGTTAGTAACACCATCAAAAACACCATCAATAACGCCATTAATAACGCCATCAGCAACACCATCAATAACGATATCAAAAACGCCATCAAAAACGCCGTCAATGACGCCATCAAAAACGCCGTCAATGACGCCATCAAAAACGCCGTCAATGACGCCATCAAAAACGCCGTCAATGACGCCATCAAAAACGCCGTCATTATCGATGTCTAAAACGCCATCTAAAACACCGTCTATGACACTAACGCCATCTAGAACGCCAAGTGCTTCGTCCACAATTTGGGGATATGGCGTTACATTTTATGGATGTTCTGGCGGAAATTGCACTGGTACTATTGGTTCAGCTCACATACAAACAACAGTTTTTCTAACAATTGGGAAATATTATTATACAACCGATGGTGGAGCAAAAGTATTATTAGTTAATACTATACAGCCTATTGGAGGTTCGCCATTAACAATAAGTAGGGGCCCATATGACACATGTAACGTAGCTTGTAGTGGTGAGAGTCCACCGAGTTCACCGTCTCCAACGCGGTCAAAAACGCCGTCTCCAACGCCGTCAAAAATTGGACAATCAGTAATGATTACCAATAGTAATGGCGTGTACGGTATTAGTGCTGTTGCGATAAATGGAGTATTGGTTAATGACGTCACGCCATATTATCCAATAACAGCAGGACAACAGAGCGCTGGATCGACATTACAATTAGGAGCGTCATATAATGTTATCGTTACTCTTACTGGGGTTTCAATGGGAGAACATATAATAATAAGTGGTGGCCATTGTTGGACAACTAATAATAATGCATATACTTTTACTGGCGTTGATACTAGATATGGAATATCAATATACTATGGTAGCGGAATATGTTAAAACTAATAATTAAATAAGATATGAGTTTTTTACAAGCAAACAGTTCAGGAATTTTAGCGGCAAGGATTACCGATTATGGCAGGAAAAAAATTGCACAGGGTAATTTTAATATTTCTTATTTTCAAATAGGCGATTCTGAATTTGATTATGGATTTTCTGATTTTGATGGCATGTCCAATCCACCGCAAAAAGTTTTAGCACCAATGGATAAGGATTCTCAAGTGAAATATCCTTATAAGGTGTCAGAATCTACATTAACAGGAACGACATATGGAATTCCGCAGCAATTTTCGGAAACAAAAACAATTAGAAATAATATGGGGCCAGCGGGATATGTTTCAGAATATGTTGAATTCGATGGTGATACAGGTGATGGAACATCAGTTATAACTCCGTATGCGGTGGTTAACATATCAGTAATAGATGGATCAAATCAATTAAATGTCCCTAATGGGGCGGTATTTAATAATACTCAATACATTACAGTTGTGATGCATAATTTAGGAATGAACGACGTAATAATGAGCGGATCAACATCTTTGGTTTATAAAATAATATCAATTGCGGGTAATACATTATTTTTAGATAGGGGGATGCCAAACTTATCAAGTTTGACGCCACAATCCGTTATAGTTATATCTAATGAATATTCAGGAAGCACAGTGGTTTGCACCGAAATAACGGATAATACATCTCAGCAAGGTTCATGGAACCTGGAAAATGTTTGGAGCCAAAAGCCAGCAGGATTGGATTATCCAACAGAAGATGAGCGTTTATCGGGATACACAAGCAATGTTTATGTATCAACAAAAGAATTTCTTGGATATAATACATCATCAGGACAGACATCTAATACAGGAACGACAATTACGAATTCTTTTGGAGATGTTATTATGGTATTACCAGAAGAACAGCATTCTTTAAGTATTTTGCATTTTACCAAGCCAACCGACATTTTAATTGATCCTGATTTAACATTTAAATATGAGGATTATATCGCGCATTCAACAAATGATGATATTGAATATTTTGAAGTATATATTCCTTTTATGTATTATGATAGAAATACAGGTACGACTATTGGAGGTAGATTTTTGATGGATACGACTGATTATTATATCAATTCATCTGCGATGGATACAAGGTTAAATCAAATGAAATTTAGATATTTATTGGATGAAAATGAGCATAAAGTCGGTAAAATTTTTGTAAATCATCAACTTATCGTTTTTGATGATCAAGAAATAGTTGCGATACTAGATTATAAATCAAATAGGAGACATACATTGCCAATACCTAGAATATCAATGGTGCCGACAGATTCGAAATGTGATGAAAATGGAGACCCGAATACTCCATTATTAGGCGGAACGGGTGATACTGTTTTTGTTACTTATCTCCTTAGTTATAGCTATGATTCTGGACTTAATGGAATGCATTGTAATCATTATTCTAAAATTGTAGGAACAGAAACCACAGGAGATGTTTCAATTAAATTTAGCAATGATTGTTTTACGTTTATGAAAACATCACCTGCGGATGCCACAGTAGGATATATTGCAGACACATTCAAAATATTAGTACAAAAGGTCGTAACTGGACAACAACCAGATCCCACTTTATGGGTAGCTATTGATTTTACCGCACAAATACCTGATCACTATGGCGGAATAATTGATCCTGCAAACCTAAGAGGAGCAAGATTTGTTATAACAAATACTGATTATGAAACTGGCGATAGATATGATTTAGAGAATTATCTAGGGCCGTTGCCTGACGAACCATCCATATTACCTGAATTTGGCGACGAACAACCGTTTACAGGAAGTATTAAATTAGCGAGGGCAACAGATGTTGAAGTAATGAGATTTTTAATTAATTTACCATCAACTGATTTTCTTACAACGCAAAATCCATCATATATTTCAGGTAAGCCTAAGAGATTTACAGAAGTTGCGCTACTAGATGATAACAAAAATGTGTTGGTTATGGCAAAGACAACTAGTCCAGTAATTAGAGTGGGAAGTCAAGTAGTAGCAGTTAAAATTGATATTTAACTCTTTACAAAGCAAAAAATATTCTCTATTTATTGTTTATAATATCGAAATTAAATGGAGAATGAATTAAAATTAAGAAATAAGCCAAAGATACTAGGGCTTGATATATCAACAAAAACAATCGG